CAGGATCTAGTAGAGATGTTTAATGACAGTGAGAGCTAATTAGCTCTCGGTCTGCCTCTTTTATTTTTTGTGGTAAGTAGGTCATGGGCTATGCGTCAGCGCTTCAATCGCTCTGGTGGTGACATCGGTAAGCTTGATGATTGGGGGTTACCTCAAACACATAGTATGGAAAAAATTGCACTTGCTGGCAAAGATGCATGGGTACAAAAGTCTGAGCAGCTTATTGATACATCAAAGTACGTGCATGAGGATGGCAATTTTTATTCTCAGCAAGAAATTCGTGATTTGCTTGAATACTCATTTGATACGCTCACCAGTAATGGTGCAAATAAAATTGAAATAGGTCGTCAGTCCACTGGTGGTGTTTCATCAAAAGTAACTAGCCGTCATTCTGAAAGCCGTGTGCTCCACTTCAAAGATGCAGATGCATGGATGGAGTATCAAAAGGATTTTGGCGGCATGCAATTTGTAGACTTAGTAGAGGCACATATAAACGGCCTATCCAAAGATATTGCACTGGTTGAAAACTTGGGAAGCAACCCTAAAAACTCAATGCGTATTTTGATGGATGCAGCAGAGAAAAAAGACTGGTCTAAAGGCTTAGCACCCAAAGACACAGGCAAGACACGTAAGCGCGCACAGACGATGTTTGAGGAATTTATGGGGCAGAATTCGCCACAATCAGAAGTACTGGCCAACTTAGGTTTGGCATATCGCTCAATGAATGTCGCATCTATGCTGGGTGGCACTACGCTGTCATCATTTACCGATCAAGCCATGATTGCTAAAACAGCATCTATTCACAATATTGCCTACCGTAAAACATTTGGTGAATTGATCACGCAGCTTAATCCCAAGAATACGGAAGATCGCGCATTAGCACATAGTTTAGGTTTGGCCACAGAAGAAATGCTTGGTTCGATTGCGCGTTGGTCTGATGATGGCTTGACCTCAGTGCATGGTAAATCAGAAGTAATGGCACGTGTATCAAATAGTCTTGCATCTCAAGTTATGCGTGTGTCTGGCTTAAATGCATTAACTGCTGCTTCAAAGATTGGCTTTTCCAAAATGCTAATGGAGAAGTACGGACGTTTGAGCCGTGATAAAGCATGGTCTGACTTGCATGCAGATGATCGTGAACTTATGCAAAAAACAGGTCTCAGTGAGCGAGCGTGGGAGGTGATGCGTTTAGCTGATCCAGTGATAGATCGCAAAGGCAATCAGCTTATGTCGGCGCGTTCGATATATGAAATTCCTGATAGTAAATTAACAACATTTGGTGACCCACAAAAAGTGCGCGATGAAGTAGCTTCAAGCTTTCAGGCACATTTACTTGATGAGCAAGGCATGGCAGTCATTGAAGCTGGACTTCGTGAACGCACATGGATGACTGGAGGTATTAAAAAAGGTTCTGTGATGGGTGAGATTTTGAAGGGAATCACGCAGTTTAAATCCTTCCCAACAGCATTTTTAATGCGTCATGGTTCACGTGCAATGAGCATGGAAAAAGGCATATCTAAAGCAGCCTATGGTGCAAGTCTATTTGGCATGACTACGCTTCTTGGTGCGTTCGTTGTGCAGCTTAAGGAAATTGTGAACGGCAATGATCCTGCAACCATGTGGGATGGTGACGATCCTAAGAAGTCTCTTGATTTTTTTAAGCGTTCAGCCGTGCAAGGAGGTGGTCTATCTATCCTTGGTGATATTATTGTGGCTGGAACTGATACCACTGGTCGCGGTGCTACCGATTTTGCTATGGGGCCATTAGGTGCAGACTTTAAAGCAGCTCTAAACTTAACTGTGGGTAACACCACACAGCTTGCGAATGGCGTTGAAACCAATGCCGCGAATGAAGCATTCAAGGTATTAAAAGGAAAGATACCGGCGCAAAACTTGTGGTATACCAAAGCCGTGGCGAATCGTTTAGTTTTTGATGAAATGCAGGATATGATTGCACCGGGTTATCGTGAAAAATTATTAAGAAAAGCAGAACGTCAGCATGACCGTACCCGATTTTGGGGGGATGATATTGATGATATTCAGGCACCAGATTTTGAGCGTGTAGTTCAATAAGCACTTACCCAACAAACCTTCATTTAATCCCTCGTATAAGTCATTTATACGGGGGATTTTTTATGTCAGTAGAAAAGAAAGTTGGAAAGCTAAAACCAGAAACTAAAGAGAAATTAGAGCTTTGCTTAGAAATGGCTTCAACCGATGCAGTTGATCTAATCACAGAAGCATACGGTAAAGATATTTTTGAAAAAGAAGGTCGTGGTGACAAGGTCTGGTTGTACAAAGGTGCAAAAGAAGCACTCACATGCATGGAGAAGTTGAAGCGTGTTCTACTTGATGATGAGCAAACCGCTGATGTAAGTGGTCGAGCTGTATCACCTGAATCACAAGCTGCTGCATTGCTTGAAAGTGTAGCCAAGAAATTAGAAGAACGTAAAAAGCAACGGCCTGAACGTCCGAGCTAATTCATGATTAAGGTCAGCTTTGCTACGTTCTATATGGTTTATGCGGAAACGCTGAATTGGATAGTTCCTGATTTCCATTTAGATGTTTGTGATTTCCTGGAGGATTACGGCACGCTTGGCTTGTTGATGATGCCACGTGGACACGGCAAATCAACAATTCTTGATATCTATAACGCATGGAAGTTATACAACAATCCTGACCACTTAATTTTGCACCAAGGCGCGACTGATCCCGATGCTTATACACTATGTGTACTTTTTGGTATTAAAAAAGCACGTGGTGAAACTCAAAAATGGTGGGTAACAGGCTCAACAGATGTACGTCACGGCTCAATCCATGCACGCGGCATCTTATCAAACGTCACTGGTTCACGTGCAAATGAAATTCAAAACGATGACGTTGAGGTTCCTTCAAATATTGGCACACCTGAAGCGCGTGAAAAACTTAGATATCGACTTTCTGAACAAACTCACATTCTTATACCGGGTGGACAAAAACTATTTGTTGGTACACCTCACACCCATGATTCACTCTACACGCACATTCAAAAACTAGGTGCTAAATGTTTGGTGCTCAAAATGTTTGAAAATGAAAAACGATTTGAAAAAGTATGCGAGGCAATTGTAGATTTTGATCCTTGTTATATTTTTAGCGGTATCGGTGCCACATCAAGATTGCTCAAAGAAGGCATTGATTATCAATGGATGCAACAGGGAAGGATCTACAGGATTGTATTCAAAGAGACTCATTATTTAATTGATATTTATAGTGAGGCATTATGGCCTGAACGCTTTACCGCTGAAGTAATGGAAGAACGTCGTAAAGAATGCCGCACAATCAATGAATGGGATTCACAGTATCAACTACATGCTAAGCCCACAGGCAATGTTCGTCTTGATCCTGACAAGATGATTCCTTATGACTGTGAGCCAGTTTTAAGACGTGCCAATGGCAAATACATCATGATGATTGGTGAGCGTCAAATTGTCGGTATGACAGCGCGATGGGACCCATCATCTGGCAAATTAAAATCGGATATTTCATCTGTAGCTTTGGTGCTGCATGATGACTTTGGTAATAAGTACTGGCATAGATCCATTGCTTTAACAGGGGAAGTCATTACAGTTGATGAGCAAGGAAATGTTTGTGGTGGTCAGGTTTGGCAATTATGCGACATGATTGAAGAATTTCACATTCCCAAAATAACTATTGAAACAAATGGTATTGGTAATTTTGCACCAGCATCTTTGAAAGCAGCGCTTAAAAAACGTCGTATCCGCTGTGGTGTTGCTGAGATTCACTCTGTAGGTCAAAAAAATAAACGTATTCTTGATGCCTTGGAAGGGCCATTGGTGTCAGGTTTGCTATGGGTGCATGTATCTGTGATAGATACAGATGAGGGTGAAAACACATCACCGCAATATAAAAAAATGCGTATGTTTAACCCAGCTATTACAGATCAAGAAGATGATGAGCTAGATTCATTGGCGGGTGCTGTCACAGATTCACCAGAACGCATCGGGAAAATACACAGACAAAATGAAGTCCATGAATCGCCTAATTGGAGGACAAACGGTGGTGATGTTGAGGCCGCCTTAGATTTCGATTAGGGGATAAATCATGGCAGTATCAGAGCAAACGCCATACAAAGAATATACCGCGAACGGCAGTGCAAACAGCTTTGCCTTAGAATTTGATTGTGATAATCAAGACCATTTAATTGTATTGGTAGATGATGTTGAACCAGTGGTAGGCACATGGTCATTAATCGGTGGTGCTGTAGTTTTTGGCACTGCACCAATCAATGGTAAGAAAATAACAATCCAACGAAATACACCAGCCTCACGTTCAACAAATTTTCAGTCATTTAATAATTCATTTCGACCAGATACCATTAATAAGGATCTGGATCGTCTTTGGTTAAAACTTCAAGAGCTAGGTGTGGCGGATCTGCTTTTGCATATCTATGTGGACCGGTTGCACTTAGAGCAAAATGACTACATTGATAATCAAGACCAGGTGATTAAAAATATCATTTCTGATTTACGCAATTATGTGGATCAGCAAGATAATAATCAGAAGTCATATTTTGAGAATCTCATTAATCAGCAAGGTGTGTCACTTCAACAACTCAATAATTACTACAATTATTTAATACAGCGCATTGCTGCAATTGCTGTAGATAAGGGGTGGGATGCAAGCTTTGTTGTCGATGGAGATAAGACGCAAAAGCAGATTAATTCTGAAGTCAATATAAAATCTAAACGAGACAATGAAACCGTCTATGATTATGGTGCTATTGGTGATGGAATCCTTCACACTGTTCAAGAGTGGTACACAGCCGGTTCAAATAATTACAATCAAAAATATAAAGGATTAGCAGATGTACAGGCTGATTATTCATTTGTAACTGACAAGGATTTTTCGATTGATCAAGCAGCAATTTTAAAATTAGCTAACATTAAGTCAAATAAAGGCGGAGGGTGTGTGGATTTATCCCAAGGCCATTTTATTGTTAAACCGGTTAACAATGGTGCATGTTTATCAATACCTTCAAAAGTTACTTTAGTTGGGCATTATGAAGATACAATTTTAGAAGAAATTTCAAATAGTATTGACGATCCTACAACTTCAGTTTGGTGGGACTTGATATTATTTAGTGGAAATACAAATGTGGGAGGGGGGGTAAAGAATTGTACATTCAGGCATACAGGTGGCAAAAGAAATAATACATCAACAGTGGCTGTGAGAAGTGGTGCTAGCAGAAAAAAAATTAGCGGTTGTGTTTTTGAAAATACCATCGGTACGTGTATTGGGATTGAATATGACTCTTATTCTCCCAAACCATTAAATTGTAGAGTTTTTGAAAATACATTTACATCAACATCAAGACATTGTGTTTATATTATTGGGTCAACACATAATTACATCTATAACAATACATTCTATATTAATGCATTAGAAGCTATTGTATTTAGAGCAGCCAATGATTGTGATGTTGTTTCTAATAATTTTTTTGGTGTAGAAGGGGTTAAGTATCACGCGATAACTCTGGCAGCACCACCTGCTGGAGTCACTTATAAATATGAGAGATTAAAAATAAGTAATAATAAAATGCATGGATTAAAAGGTGCTGCATTTTATGGGCAAGGTGTGGGCTGTACGTTACATGATTCAGATATTGTCAATAATACGTTTAATTTGGATAATACAGATAATGAATCTCACAGCATCATGCTTTATAGGGCAAATAGATGTAAGGTTTCGTCAAACATATTTGATGGCGGTAGAAATCGGGCTATTTATTTATATGGTAGTAGTAAAAATGAAATTAACTCTAATACGATAAAAAATGTAATATCTTCAGGGGGTACTCAAGTAGGTGCAATCGGATTAGCTTCTTATAAAGATGCTGATAATATTACATATTACAGTACTGATAACAAACTAATTGGAAATAATGTTATTGATGATCGCTCAATACCATTAATGAAAATTGGTATACAAATGGGAGCAGGATGCATAAGAAATCTAGTATCCAAAACTGAGTTTGAAGGCGTTCAAACCAAAATTGACAGTGTGGATGGTTTATCTAATCAATACATTGGGGAAACTATAAATAAACTTTTATTCAGTTCACCTAGTATGACTGCTGGGACCAATGCTGCTACGGATATGAGTTTTACGGGTGGTAATCTATTGGCTTATATTAACAGAGAAGTGTTTATCAAATCATTCAGACTAGCAGTTCAACAGCTACCAATTTCAGGAACAGCAACCGCAAGATTATATAAGAATGGTAGTGTATTGGTTGCTAATGTTTTTACAGCAGATAATTTCTCTAGAACTGGAATAATACATTATCAACCCGAGCAGCATTTATTAACCTCTGGAGATGTAATAAATTTGAAGATAGAGACTGCCTCCCTGACGACGGGACAATCCTCTTTATCTTTTGCAGTGGAAATTGAATTAGCTCAATAATAAAAACAACCCCTTTAAAAGGGGTTGTTTTTAAATAATATATTTAAGTTTTTTATTTATATAAATAAGGATGATTCCTACCATAGTTGCTAATATCAAAACTATAAAAGAAGATATAGTTTCATCTAGAATAAAATAGTAGCTTAAAGAAAATAATATCATAGGGTGAATTAGATATATAGCACTGGACAAATTGGCAAGATTTTTTGATTTTATGTGTGATTTTTTATTTTTAAAGTAAATAAATAAAATTGGTGATGCTATAATTAATGAAAATATTTGATCTAAATTTTCGGATGAGCTTACAAATACCCTATTTAAGTTTGATTCTAAAACAACCAATAACAAAGCAATTATTAGTAACGTGAAGCTAACTTTAATCTTATTAAAAATTTTATATTTGTTTATTAGGTATCCAGTTAAGAAAAATGGTATGCAAAATAATAAAAAATTTCTGTGTACGAAATTCATGTTGAAAATTTCATCTAAATCGCTATTTAATATATGTAAATTCCCTAAAAGCTGTATAACACAACCTATAAAAAATAATATTAATATTAAAAAAACATGAATTCTAGTTGATAGGCCTCTAATCAAGTAAACAAAAAACCCGCTGAATAAAACTCCTATTAAGTACCATAATAGATAGTAGCCATTAAAGAGTGTATATATTGTTTTTGATATATTATTTAAGTCTAGCCAATATGGTGAATAAATAAGCATCCAAATCAAATATAATAAACCTAATCTAATAGTCCATTTTTTTAGTTTATTTAAATCAGTAATATTAAAAAAATAAAACCCACTAATAATTAAAAAAGTTGGAACAGCTAATCTAAACAATCCCTCTACTGTGGAAAAATAGCCAATATTAGAAATATTTTTTAAAAAGTGACAATGAAGAAAAACTACGCTCGCTGCTAGTATTATTTTCAGTATATCAAGGGAAGGGGTTCTTTGGTCTTCCATAAACATTATTCCAGTCTTTAGAATCATTTTATATAAACATCACACAACAAACCACTACCAACCCTGATCTTTAATTAGATCAGGGTTTTTTATTATCAAAATTTAGGGGGTAAAAGTGAATGAGCCGAGCGCATCACTTTGGAAAAAATTAAATGAAGTGTCGGATCGACTGCAAAAGGTGTCCGAACAACTTATTGAAACAAATGCGATTAATAAAAGTTACCACCAAGCGCTTGATCACCAGCGAGTGAAAGTTGAATCGCTTGAGGAGCAGAACCACAAGGCTCAAGGCGCTATTTCAATGCTCAAGTGGGGCTTGGGTATCGTTCTTAGCGTAGCAATCTCGGGTGGTACATGGACCATTAATTCAATCAACCAACTTAAACAAGATATGGCGATTATTCAAAGTCATAGAGAGGATAATAAATGAGTTTTACATCTGACAATCCAATGAAATATTTATCAGTAAAGTGGCCTTTGTGGGGTGCATTCCTACTCGGCTTACTTCCAGCCATCTTACAACAGGGTATTGATACGCAAATCATTCCACCTGAATATCACGCAATGCTTTTGACTGTAGTTTTGCCAGCACTGGCATTATTTGGCAAAAAGAAATATCAGCCTGAATTACATCCTGAGCCAAAATTGTTGGGATTTGCAAAGATTCCTGCCGATTCAATTACTTTTGATGAGGCATTCCGTCGTCTCATCGGTCATGAGGGTGGTTACAGTAACGATAAGCGTGATCCGGGCAATTGGACAGGTGGTACGGTAGGTAAAGGCGCTCTGAATGGCACAAAATTCGGTATTGCTGCCAGTACTTATCCAAGCCTTGATATTAAAAACTTAACACTGACACAAGCAAAAGAGATCTATAAAAAAGATTGGTGGGATAAGTTGGGTGGTCACGGATTACATTCGGCGATTACCTTTCAGCTTTGGGATTTTTCAATTAATGCTGGTAAGAAACGAGCAATTATCGAGTTGCAGCAAGTTGCTGGCGTGACGGCCGATGGTGTGATTGGACCCAAAACCATTGAGGCGGTAAATGCGCTTGATTTGAATGATGTTCTGCTTTCACTTACAGCTGAGCGATTGAAGTTTTACACATCTCTAAAAACATGGCCAACATGGGGTAAAGGGTGGGTGAATCGTGTTGCTGATAATTTGAAGTATGCTGCACAGGATAATTGATGTTATTTCTTGTCATAAACAACATACAGTTAATAGCCATAACTGCAACACACACAATAATTCGAACCTGTAAAATGATGCTATAATGCTCTTGCAGATTAGCCGGCTCAAGAGAAATATTGAGTCGGTTTTTGCTTTTTATACTTGTGGATAAGTTTGCATTAACACCAAAATTACACCAATAATATATAAGGTGTTGATTATTATATGGAGTATCTAAACAATGATTTTAGTCACTGGTGGTTTAGGCTTTATAGGTTCGCATATTGCTTTAAGCCT